TCCGGATTGCGCCAAGCGTAGAAAGTCGCAGCGTCGAATACTCCGTCTCCAGTACCAGACCAAGTAGCTGCAGCACCATTGCATTGGCTGTCCTTGCAAAGGAGCATACGTATCACCGTCGGTAGGTTGCTTACTCCATTGGGAGCCAGTACTCCTCGCAGTCCCAGTGACTTCACTAGGATCTTGCGACCCACTCGTTGGGACTCTCCCACTCCTTGTGGTACTACGTTCAGACAGTCGTTAATCACCTCTGGTGTGCTGTCGATCAGAACGCTAATACTGGTGTCCTTCCACTTAATCTCGGGCTTTGCTCCTCGCCCATACGAGCTAGCATACTTGCCACTGTAGCGTCCACCAGTACGCAGGTATCCTCGTCCACTAGCAGGAATGCTAATCGGCTTCGTCATAGTAAGTGTGAGAGCACGACCCGTTCGACGGTACTTTGAGCGACCCGCTCCCATGCTCAGACTCGACATCCCTCGGCGTTTGCCCAACAATGAACTGCGGTAAGACATCGTTCAAGTATTCAATAAGGTTAACTAGCTCTTCTTCAAGTTCAGTAATGCGTGCTTCCAAATCAGTCGGCAGCATGAAATGAAAAAAGTCAAGAAAAGTCAGCTTTTATAGTTTTCTGGGAACCGGAAAAAGTCGGAAAAAACCGGAATCAAGGCACAGGATCAACCCTTATTAGGAAAGACCAATCAGATGCTAGTCCTTAAACCGCCTACAGTATTTAATCAGTGTTTCCTCCATTCTTCTTCATTCACCTCATGACGTTCAGACTCCAAGGAAAGACCTTCTTCCTCACCTGGCCTCAGAATGATAGTGATCGAGAAGTGGTGTTGGCTAGCTGTGTGCAGTTGTGGAGTCATCTTGCTAGTTACATCGTGGTTGCTACTGAGCAGCATAGTGATGGCACACCTCACCTTCATGCAATCATCGGCTTCAAGGCAAAACAAGACATCAAGAATGCGAACCCCGTCCTTGACGCTATTACTGGCAAGCATGGAAACTATCAAGCGGCAAAGAGTGCAAAGAAAGTATTGCGTTATGTGTGCAAAGATGGTGCATTTGTAGTGTGGGGCACAGTACCTAATTATGAGAAGGAACAGAAAGAAAGTAAGCTAGATACCATAGCCAAGCTTATCCTCTCTGGCTCTACTATGGCTGACATCAACAAGTTACATCCCGGGACAGTTCTACTTCAGAAGAGGAAGATCGAGGACTACATTGGCTGGACCAAGCGGCAGAAGCTTGCGGAGTCCCTGATCCCTTTCAGTTTACCTGTTGTGGCTGTCGATGGTCCTACCAGTGCACTTGTGGACTGGATGAGGAACAATCTCCTTGTGCCTCGCCTACCACGTCAACAACAACTATGGCTCTATGGTCCCCCAGGGATTGGCAAGAGTCGGCTTATTGGCCAGTTACGGCAGAGGCTGAGAGTATACGATATGCCACGAGACGAAGAGTTTTACGATTCGTACGAGGATGGCCTCTATGATCTCGTTATCCTGGATGAGTACAAGCATCAGAAAAGAATTCAATTCCTCAATGCATGGTCGGATGGGCAGCCTCTACCTCTGCGTCAGAAGGGTGCACAGACAGTCAAGAATGACAATCTCCCTCTCATCATATGTTCCAACTTCTCTATTAATGAGTGTTATCGTGATGGTGTTGGTCGTGATGCTCTCTCCTCTCGATTTCTACAAATCAATCTTGTTTCAGAATTCAATCTCTATTAAAACAACTTGGGCGAGCGAAGCGGGATTAGGTCACAACTCAATATCACGTTAGGTCACAACTTAGGGTTAGGGGTTAGGGTTAGGTTAGCCCGCGGCAGGCGGTCCCGAAGGGACTCCCATAGGAAGAGCTGTACAACTCAATACTCACTAAGACAAATCAAGCCCACAAGTACAAGTCATATTCCATTAAATGTAGCTGGCCCACGTTAGGGGACAACCAGGCCCACGTTAGGGGACAACCAGGCCCACCGTCAGGGACCGGGAGCTTTCCCTATCAGGTCCTTTGTTTTTTGTTAATATTACTAGACAAAAAATAAAGATGAAGGAATTACTGTAAGTAATGACTGAATACCCGTCCCTGTCCCCTGCCTCGTGCCTCGTGCCTCGTTTGTGTGTGTAAAGTAATTTAATGAAAGTAAATTATGCGTCAGTGTAGCGAATACGTGCCGTTCCCGCAAAGGAAATGGTATCATCAGTGGTGCTAGAGACCGCCATCAGAAAGAGGTTGTTGCTACGAACAGTAGTCAGTACTCCAGTAGCCGCCGTCTGGTCGTACTCAATGGGCATGTTCAGTGGAATCCAGCAGTCCACATAGCGAGGGCTGATCTGGTACAATGCAGTCGTTCCGTTCCATAATGCGGAGTTGCTGTCCATGTGCACAACAATCTCCTTCAGTACAGTGTACCGTTGGGTGTTGTCCGGATTGCGCCAAGCGTAGAAAGTCGCAGCGTCGAATACTCCGTCTCCAGTACCAGACCAAGTAGCTGCAGCACCATTGCATTGGCTGTCCTTGCAAAGGAGCATACGTATCACCGTCG